TCTTTGGAAAGCAAACGGTGTCGGCTAAGTATGTTCAAATACTTACTGTGTAATTTGGGAATATCGAGAAGTGCCTTACCAGGTTCGGTTCGGTCAATGTCGGCGTCTTTACGCCATTCTTCCAATAGTTCGTCTAATTTGCTCATAATAAAAAACCTCCTTTATAGGAGAATACACTAATTGACGGTGATTGTCAAGCGTTTTCTAAAATAATTTTTCAATATCGTAGTAACTATACCTGAATGTTCCGTCTGCCGTCATTTGACTATCAGGACTATCGGTAGCTGACATGATGAAAGTTGATAGTGTTGTGGGAAACACATCATAGAATTTAAATCTGAAATAAGGTTTGTTTGAAGATGACAAAAGGGTGATTGAAGCGTCTGAGTATTGTGGTTTTAATGATTCTCTTACACCTGCATTTTTATTTAAACGACCTAAGTTGCGATACTCAGCAAAGTCTGTTGGAAAAGTCATTGCACGAATCCAATCATGTATCTCTCTCCATGCCACAAGTTCTTCATCAATATAAAAAGTTACATTCAATAAATCATAAATTGCTTTTTCACCTGGAATATACAAATCAACAAATGGAGTATTTTGTGCTATTTCAGATAATGAGATACCTGGCACACTTACTGATTGACAAAAGAATTGTGTGTTAGGTAACCTAGAAAAGTTTAGTGTAAACTTATTAGGTTGTAAAAAGTTTTGATTTGTAGGATTTCTAGTAAGTGCAGTCATACAGTTATTTATGCGAAAAAAAAGACCCACCGAAGTGGGTCTTTTGAATATAGTCTCTTGTTGTTATTATTATTAACGAGACTTTATAGATTACATCAAGTTGGAAATCTTGAACGCACGATAGTAAACATTGGAGTTTACATTGATTGTTCCAGAACCTACTGTTGAACCTTCTGCAAATGGGTTGGCAACGAGACCATAGCGTGTCTTGAAACCAATTTTTGGTTGGAAGGTACCTGTGTCAACTGCACGAACCATTTGTAAAGGAACATATGGGCAGTAGAACAAGCCAGCGTCATAAGCGTTAGAACCCTTATAACCAACAACAGCGAACTCAGATGTAGATGATGTTGGGAAGTATGGGTCGATATAGACCTTGATACGACCAAACAATGTACCTGCAAATGTGTTACCTGTGTCATCAACTGTCAATGAAACATTTGATGCAAGAGCAGAGTTGTAATCAAGAATGCCTGCCATAGCGAGTGCAGATGCAACATCGCTTGAGCAAATCATAATGTTACCTTTACCTCTACGAGTTGTCTTGGCAATTGTATTAGCTTCACGCTCAATTTGGAACGCAAGGCCTTTAACTTTTTCAACCATCCAACGACCATTTGAGTCGGTGTCTAAATCGAATGTACCAGCCTTAGTTGTACCTACTTGTGCGCCACTTTTTGCGGTTGCGTAGATTGTGCGAATAACTTCACGGTTAATTTCAGCAAGAATCTCAGATGAGAGAATGTTTGCTAATTCTGTTTCAGCGTCAAGACCATGAACTGCTTTCAAGTCTTGTGCAAGTTCCATTGAGTATTCTGCTTTCAATGCACGGCTACGAGCAGTTACAGTAACTTTCTCAATAGAGAATGCCATTTCTTGGAACACATTAGAACCGTCACCTAAAGCTTCACTACGACCAGTAGTCATTGTGTTTGGTAATGATGCAAACAATGTGTTAGCGAAAACATTACCTGAAGCAGCTGTATCAGACTGCAATGAAATTGAAGGAACAGCAGCAGTAGCGCCACCAGAGAAGCCTGCATTTGCTTCGTCATAGAATGCTTCTGTGCCAAGTTGTGTTGCATAGCGTGAACGCATTGCAAAAATCAAACCAGTTGGACCTGTCATTGGTTGAACGCCTGCGATATCATAAGCGATAAGGTTAGGCAATGAACGGCGAACTAGAGAGATAAGGATTGGATCAAAACCCGCAACAGGTGATGATGCAGAACCACCAAAACCGCCAGAGGCGACTGTGTTGGTCATTGAGTTTGTTGGACCGGCTTCTGTAAGAATACCTGCAGCCTTTTGCATTTCTTGAGCTTGGTTCTCAAGAATAACAGCAGTTACAGCTTTCTTATATGGGTCTTTAATAGGTGCTAATTCTGGATGATCCAGAACGCCTTCCCATTTTTTTTGTAATTGTTCGGACAAATACATTGAGATTCTCCTTAGAGTTTAATTAAATTTTTGTTTTGGAAATTGCTTGTGATACCATTGCAACTAGAGGGTCGTTAATATCAACCTTCTTAGCATCAGTATCTTCTACCTGTTCGTGTAAGTCTTTTTCATCTGCTTTTTTAACACCAGATGGGAAATAGTTCTCACGAATTGTCTCAATCTTATTTTTGTATTCGTCCTCTGTGGAGAATTCTACACTCTCTGCGAGTGATTTGATTTTTTCGATTTGAGTTGTTGTGAGACCATCACATGCTTCACGGGTAATTTCATTCTTGCGGGACTCTACAAGTGCTTTTGCAAAACCAACACCACGCTCGATTTCTTCGTTGAGTTTACCTTCAAGTTCTTCAACTTTACCGGCAAGTTCATCAACCAAGTCAACTTTTTCAGTTGGAACATCGATGTAATGTTCTGCAAATAGATTGCGTAGACCTGCAATAAAATCTTCTGTGAGTTCAGCACGGAGACCGGACTCAATTGCAATTTCGTTATCTGCCAACCACTGCTCAACAACATAGTTGAGGTAGTCATCTACTTTAGTAGTTAAGTCGGCTTTGATTTCTGTAACTGCTTCTTCGAGCATTGAGGCATATTTTGTCTCAACTTCTTCTTCAATTTGTTGAACACGGTCTAATACACGAGCTTCAAAAATTGTAGCAGCTTTGGATTTGAATTCTTCAGAAATGGTAGAATCGTCAGAAAATAATGCATCAATATCTTCTTTCATTTTCTTCTTCATCATTTCTTTCTTTTCGTCATCATGCATTTTTTCTGCAATGATTTCTTCATCTGTTTCTTCTTCTTCAGACATTTTTTTCATTGTGTCTTGTGTATCAGCTGAAGCAGCAGATGGCTTTGTTGTTGGAGCTGCGGCACTCTTAGCAGCCTTGGTGGCGTCAATTTTATTTGAATCGTCATCAGGTTTATTGTTTGTTGGTGTTGGTCCGCCAAGGTCTACAACCTCACCTGCTAATTTCTCGGCAGGCATTGCTGGAGCGGATTTCTTGCTTCCTGCAAGAATGTCTGCTGCGGCTTCCATGAGTTTATTTGTTGCCATTAGGAATCTCCTTATGATTTCTTATTTATAAAATTAAAGTTTTCTGAGGTAATTTTCGAACAGTTTTAGAGCAGTTTCCTCTATTTGGCCTTTGGAAGCTCTCTGAATTGTCTTTTTAAAGCGGTCGTGGTCTGCTTCTACAAACTTTCCATCAACCATCATCCATTCTTTGTTTTCCATAATACCGTTAACAAAGGCACCCGGTGCTGATGGATCCGCAACAATGTCTGCGGCAGTCGCAAGGCGCAAGTCATCTTGAACCAAATTGTATCCTTCTCTAGTTTGAGTTAAAGAACCCAAAGCTCTTGAAGAAACGCCAACCTGAATATCGTTATCGATAAAGTTTTTTACAATTTGTCCGTATGGTGTTTCAAGAATTAGTGCTTTACCGTAAAATGAATTACCATCTTCTTTGAGAGACACAATTTTATGTGATACTCTTTCAAGGTTAATAGATGGCGTATCTGGATGTCCTAATTCACCCAAAGCACGGTTTGTATCGATGAATTCTTCTGTATAACGCCCAACTTCTCGGCGTAATGTATCCATCTTATACATGCGATTGTTTTTGTTGACCTGTTCGCCAACAAGGAAAGTTCCTTCAATGAAAAGTTTCTTTTTACCGTTTTCTGTTGCTTCGGTAAGATACTTTACATTATCGATTGTTTCGGTAATAAGTTTCATTTTACAATCCTATTAATGCAGGGTCAAATGTGGCAGTCTTACTTACTGTCAATAAAAGAGTGCCACCTGTACCTGAATTTGTTACGAAAATGTTTGACGATGAATTATTTGCAATCGAAATGTCATATTGTGCCAAAGGCCAATCTACATTACCACCACCAGTTAAATCTATCACCAAAACAGCTGTTTGAGCAGTATTAGCATTATTACCACGATATATTTTCCATGCACCATCTGATTGTGCAGATATATGTGTAATTGAAGCATTAGTAATAGTTTCGTCACTACCAGTTGATAGTGTTGATAAATTAATCGGCGTTGCGGTATTACCTACAACACGGATAACTGATTTACTTCTTTTATTGTTAATAATTTCGTATGGCATTTTATCTTAGTCCCATTGATGCACGCCTACGCATTGACATTTTTCTTTTCAATAGCGAACGGCGTAATTTAGCTCTTCTAGTTGTTTTCCATGACCGTTTTAATAAACGAGCCTTTCGTAATCTTTCTGTTGCAGAAATTCTTTTTACAGTATTTCCTGAAATTCTATAACCTTTAATACCTGAGCGTCTGCGATTCTTTTGAACCACAATACGACCTTTTGCATTTCTTCTAATTCTACGGCGAACTCTAGTAATTCGTCCCATTTTAATGAGATTAGGATTTCTTTTCTCATCAAGTTGTTCTTCTATTTCTTCAAACATATCAGCAACAACATAACGCTTTGTTTCTTCTAAGCGTTTTGATGTAATTTCTTTTAGACGGTTACAACAACATTGTTTTGCTTCGTCTAGTTTACCGGCAACAATTAAATCTATTAAATTCATTTCATTTTACTAACAGCAAAGTTGGCTGCTTTTTGCATATGATGTGATGACCTTGCCACCATATCAGCAAATTTCTTTTTATTATCATCATTCAAACTCTTATGCACCGTTAATACAGCGTGTGCGGTTTGAACATCAACCTTACTGGCAGAACCATCTTTATGGTTTACTGTGCCATGACTGTGGCTATCTTTAATCTTTTGTAGTTGACCTATCGCATCAACTGCTTCTTTAATTGTTTCTTCAGCTTGAACCGGTGCATCAACACCACCACCATAAGGTATAGAAAAATATTTGTCTAATTTCTGATTGTAGTAAAGTGCAATCTTTGTATTGTTAGGATACAAACGAATTGATTTACGCTTTAATACAAGCACAAAAGGAGGGTCATTGTTTAAATCTAATGCCGCCTCTTCAATTTCATATTCTTCTTTTACAGGTGCATCACCTACTTTAAAACGATGCGCTCTAACTTTACGACCTGAAGGACCAATTTTATAATCGGCAGTATCTAACTCTGCTTCATTTATTTCCTCACGAACTACTTGACGAGTTTTTTGAAAAATCTGTTTATTATTACTAATAATGTCTACCATGCGGTTAAAAAGATTACGCATAATTTCTCTATCAGCATTATTAAACTGTGGTCGCTCTTCGGTCATTTTATCCAAAATGCGATGAATTCGTGATATCTGTGCCTTGTTGGCAAGACCAGCACGAACAAGCATATCAAACTTTGAATAGTCTGACTTTTCTTCTTCTACAAGTTGTCTAAATTCTTGTAAATTTATCATTCAGCTTCTGTTTCAGTTTCTTCGGTATCTTGAACTTCTACTTCTTTACCCGTAAATAAAGACTGTGCAAGTTCTGTTTTTTTGGCATCAAGTGCTTCAAATGCACGGGTGGAAAGAAGGTCATTTAAACTTTCTTTGGCTCCAATTGCATTTCCAGTTGCAACGCTATTAATAAAATTTGAAACATCCATATTAATCTCCTTTAACGCCTATTTAGTATCGCTGAATACTTTTCTACATCTGCATCCAGTTGTGGAGTAAGTGATTCAGAAGCACCGTTATCGGCAGTATTATCTTCAGGTGGGTATTGTTCAGGACTCACCTCAGGTGCTTGACCTGGTTGTTGTATTGGACCGCCAGTTCCGTTTTCTTCTTCTTGCTTAATCTGTTGGTCAATTTGTGCAATTTCTTCTTTAGTTTGTTGAAGAATATTTCTACGAACCCATTCAGCAGAATAGTAACGACCAACATATGGGTCAACTGTGGTTAATGTTTGAATACGAGATTGCAATAATTCTGCATCACGCAATTCAGTAAAGTTATTATCTTTTACATAATCGTAATAGATATCTTCTTTAAATTGGTCCCATTCTTCTCTGGTACAAATACCTTTAAGAACACATTGTTTTTCCAATGCATGGTCAAAGATTTGTGAAAACTTGTTGCGGAGACGAATAATAAATTTATTAAATTTAACTTCATCACGGGTAACTTCAGTTGTTCTACCAAGACCAATCATACCACCTTGTTGTGGTTCTAAACGAGAGATTGGTACATTCAAAGACTGTAAAAGTTTTTGACGGAAGTATTTTACATCTTCTAATTCGCCAAGATTTTGACCTGCAGGCAATGTAGTAATTTCTGTACCTTTACCACCTTCACGGCGAGGTAACCAGAAATCTTCAAGCATTGACATGTGTTTACGGTCATCACGAATTTCTCCAGTAGAAGAATCGTAAACAACTTTATTCTTA